CGTACCCGCTAGCACTGATCGCGAAGTCCATCACCGTCAGCCTCTGACCAGCAGCAAGCGAGGTGACCACACATGCCTCGCGGACGCCCGGTCGACAACCATCAGCGCGCACGCGTACGGGAACTACACAAGCAGGGCTTGAGCCGCAACGAGATCGCCCGCCTCCTTGAGATGTCCTCCTCCACGGTGTCGAACATCGCCCGCGATGCCGGTTTGTCGTTCGACCGCACGAAGACCGAGCAGGCCACCGCCGCGAAAGTCGCTGATGCGAAAGCCCGCCGTGCCGAACTGGCCGAACTCCTGATCGACGACGCTCACCGGCTGCGGCAACGCCTGTGGGAACCCGCCCAGCAAGTCCTTGGCTCCATCGAAGGCCCACAGATCATCACCCTGGATCTGCCGACCGCCCGTGAAGCCAAGGACTTCATGGCCGCCGTCAACGGCGCATCAAAGGGCCACCTCGATCTAGTCCGCCACGACGCGGACGCCGGCACCGACGGTGCCCGGTCGATGCTCGGCGGCCTGGCCGCCGCGCTCGCCGCAGTCGCCGAAGGGTTGCCTGATGAACCTGGAAGCGGTAACCCGGGTCCTGTCCCCGAAACAGATCCGTAGCGTCGCGCAGGCCAACGCACGCCTCAACTTCTGGACCGGCAGCATCCGCTCCGGCAAAACCATCGCCAGCCTCCTGCGCTGGCTCATCTTCGTCGCCCAAGCCCCCACAACCGGGGAACTGGTCATGTGCGGCAAGACCCGCGACTCCATCGGCCGAAACATCTTCGGCCCCTTGCAAGACCCCGCCTTGTTCGGCGGCCTGACCAGGTACATCAGCTACAACCTCGGCGCACCCACCGCCAAGATCCTCGGCCGAACCATCCAAGTCATCGGCGCCAACGACGAAAAAGCCGAACCCAAGGTGCGCGGCATGACCTGCTGCGGCGCCTACGTCGACGAAGCCACCGTGCTCCCCAAGACGTTCTTCAAGCAGCTCACCGGACGCCTCTCCGTGCCAGGGGCCAAGCTGTTCGCCACCACCAACCCCGACAACCCCGGGCACTGGCTCCGCCAGGAATACCTACTCCGTGCCAGTGAACTGGATCTGCGGTCGTGGCACTTCGTCCTCGACGACAACCCGCACCTCGACCCCGACTACGTCAGGTCGATCAAGGCCGAATACGTCGGACTCTGGTACCGGCGTTTCATCCTCGGCCACTGGGTCCAAGCCGAAGGCGCCATCTACGAAGCATGGAACCCGGACCGGCACGTCGTAGACGCACTTCCCCGCATCGATCGTTGGTTCGCCGCGGGCATCGACTACGGCACCACGAACCCGTTCGCCGCGCTGCTCCTCGGCTACGGCCAGGACGAGCAAGACGTCACCCGCCTGTACCTGACCCACGAGTACCGGTACGACTCCAAGCTCAAGCGCCGGGCGCTCACCGACCCCGAGTACTCCGAACAGCTGCGCACCTGGCTGTCCACTGCTGATCGGCCGCACGAGCGTGAGCGCGGTATCCGACCGGAATGGATCTACGTCGACCCCTCCGCGGCGAGCTTCTCGTTGCAGCTGTACCGGGATGGCGTCACCAACGCCGCCCACGCCGACAACGAGGTCATCCCCGGCATCCGCACCGTGTCCGGGCTCATCGCCCGCGACCAGCTGCGCGTACACCGCTCCTGCAAAGGCCTGATCGACGAGTTGCCGGGCTACTCCTGGGATGACGCCGCTGCGGAGAAGGGCGAGGACAAACCGATCAAGATCGCTGACCACTCGCTGGACGCGCTGCGGTACGCCGTCCACACATCCGAATACGCCTGGCGACCACACCTCATGGAGGCAGCCTGATGCCACTGCCGCAGCCCGGCATCCCTTGGCCGCCGCCGCAGCACGCGCCCGGCCTGGAGCGGATGCGCGAACACGACGCCTGGTTCTGCGGCGACCCGGACAGGCTGACCGAGGTCTACGCCAACCGGCTCGCCAACCACCCCAGCAACCGGCCCAGCCAGTACCGAGGCGGAGTCACCGGCAGGCTCGCCCGCTGGTGGTGGGGCGAACCAACACCACTCGGCGAAAAGCGCACCAAACTCCACATCCCTGTTGCCGGTGACTTGGCAACAGGATCCGCGGACCTGCTGTTCTCCGAAGCCCCACAGCTCACGTTCGAAGACGGGCCCACGCAGGACCGGTGGGACGAGCTCGCCGACCAGCTCGGCCTGCACGCCCTGCTCTGCGAGTCCGCCGAGGTCCAGGCAGCTCTCGGCGGGGTCTACCTGCGCGTCGGGTGGGACACGGCCCTAGCCGACCACCCGCTGCTGTCCGTCGTCCACGCCGACCGCGCACTACCCGAGTGGCGCATGGGCATGCTGCGGGCCGTCACCCTGTGGACCGTCCTCGGCAGCGACGGCAACACCGTCATCCGGCATGTGGAGCGCCACGAACTCGACCCCAACGGCAACGGCATCGTGTTGCACCAGGTGTACGAAGGCACCGAAGCCAACCTGGGCAAGCCCATCGGCACCAAAGCACACCCAGAAACCGCAGACATGCCGGAGATCGTCGACCCGAACGTTCCAGGCTTGCTGATTGACTACGTGCCGAACATGCGACCCAACAGGGCCGACCGTGGCAGCCAGCTCGGCCGTTCCGACTACGACGGCGCCGAACCCCTGATGGACGCCCTCGACGAGGTGTACACGTCGTGGCAACGGGACATCAGACTGGCCAAGGCCCGGCTCCTGATGCCCTCGGCGTACATGACCAGCCTCGGACCCGGTAAGGGTTCGGCGGCGGACTTGGATCGTGAGATCTACCAGCAGCTGGACATCCCGCCGACCTCGGACGCCGCCGGCATCACCTTGGCCCAGTTCGCGATCCGCGTCGACGAGCACCAGGCGACGGCGCAGGATTACATGCGTCGCATCGTCGAGTCCGCGGGCTACAGCGCGCAGACGTTCGGCCTCGCGGGCGCCGACGGCGGGGACGTCACCGCAACGGAGATCCACGCCCGCGAGCGCCGCAGCTTCACCACGCGAGGCAAGAAGGCCAACTACTGGACCTATGCGTTGCGCCGACTAGCCCCGGCCTTGCTCGCCGTGGATGCCGCGATCTTCGAGAACAAGTCCGTACCGTCCGTGCCCGACATCGAATGGCCCGACAGCGTTTCCGAGCAGCTGCTCGTGCTCGCCCAGTCCGCGCAAGCCCTACGCGCCGCCGAAGCTGCTTCCACCGAAACGCTCGTACGCATCGTGCACCCGGATTGGGATGACGAGCAGGTGACCGAAGAGGTCCGGCTGATCGACGAGGCGTCCGCGCTCACCGACCCGATCACGCTCCAAGGGCCCGGCAAGCAACAGCCCGGCACCCAGGAGCCGGGACAGTCCGCCGAGGACGACCAGGGCACGGAGTAGCCCATGCCCGTCGATCGTGGTCTCGGTGAGCAGCTGGCACGAACGCTGGTCGACATCTATCGGGACGTCGAGGACAAGCTCGTCACCGAGATCGCCACCCGTCTCCGCCAGGGCCTGGACGCACCTGACTGGGCTGAGACCAAGCTGCGGGAGATCACCCGCCTACGCAGGTACGCCGAGCAGCTACTGGCCACCGTTCTTGGCGACCTGCGTGGCACCGTGGAGCAGACTCTCGTCCTCGCCTATGCGCGAGGCGGTCAGGCTGCCCTGGACGAGATCGCCCGCATCGTCGGCGCCTCGGCCGGGGAACTGGCCGCGATCCGCGCAGCCGCACCGAACGTGGACGCCGTGCAGCCGCTCGTGTTCGCCCTGACGTCCGCACTGTCCGGGACTCACGTGCCGATCCTGCGCTGGACCCTGGACTCATACCGGGCCGTCATCGCCTCCGCCGCGCCGCACGTGCTGCTGGGCACGCAGACCCGGCTACAGGCAGCACAGTTCGCCTGGGAACAGTTCCTCACCGCGGGGATCACCGGTTTCCGGGACCGCGCTGGACGCAACTGGGAGCTGGCCTCGTACGTGGAGATGGCCACCCGCACCGCGACCGCACACGCCGCCGTACAGGGCCATCTCGATCGGCTGGGCGAGAACGGCATGGACCTGGTGATCGTGTCCAACGCCCCGCAAGAGTGCGCGTTGTGCCGCCCGTTTGAGGGCAAGGTCCTGCATCGCACGGTCGGTGGTGAACGCACGATCGAGGTCGAGCACGCCATCGTCGATGACCGGATGGTGTCCGTTCGGGTCGCCGGATCAGTCACCGAGGCAGTGGCCCAGGGCCTCATGCACCCGAACTGCCGGCACAGCCTGTCCGCGTATCTG